CTCGTCGGATGAATCTGAAACACTAGAGACGCTGATATCTTCATCTTCGCTAGTCTCATCTTCATAATCCTCGTCATCTTCGTCATAGTCTTCATCATCGTCATAGTCTTCATCATCGTCTGCATACCCACCAGATTTACCTCCTACGGCAAATATAATGTTTAGTTTGTTTCCAGAACCAGAGCGAGACAATGTGCCTCCTCGTCCCTTCTTTTTTCCTTTGGTTGTATCTATCTCCTCTTCTTCTTCTTCCTCTTCTTCTTCACTCTCGCTTTCAATTATCAACTTGCGACGTTTGTTTGCTGCTTTTGGGGATGTTTTGGCTTTATTTTTCTTGCTTTTTTTGGGAGAAGGTTCTTCTTCCTCCTCTTCCTCCTCCTCTTCTTCCTCCTCTAACTCTTTGGTAAGCAACTTTTTCAACCTTGCTCCTTCTTTGGCCTTGTCTGTTGCATGTCTAGATGGAAACATCTTAGCAAGGAACTTATGGTACTCAACTGAATCCATCTCAGCATCTTCTTGATCTTCATCGATGAAATCAGAATCGTACTCAGATGAGTCAGGGTCAGCACCTGCGCGACGTTTGCTAAGAACTTTATCACCAGATTTGGCTTTGGTTCCGGTCTTGGTCTTGGGGTTGGTTTTGGAAGCGGGCATTGTTCAATCAAAGGATTTACTTGTAGTATGACATAGCGTACGTCTTTAGATACATTTCAATTCTTATAGTATATATTTATACACCGGTCGATCCGAACCCACACGCATTACGAGACGTTTCTTCAAAAAAAGATTCGTTGACCAATTTTACAACAACTGGACGTAGATCGGGTGCGCAAACCTGAAGTAATCTTGTATGTTGTTCTACAGCATACGGCTCACCACTCAAGTTACGGAATGCTCCAATGAGGTCTCCTCTGTATCCACTATCAATAATACCTGCACTATTTGCTAGCATAAGAGGTGTCTTAGAAATACTTGATCTGGGATACATATAATATCCAGTAGGCTTCCATGTATTTGTAAATGTATCATATATTCTCATCTCCGACCTCACTCCCATAGAGACCATAGATGCTGGAGCAACATTTGCGATGGTTGTATTTTCTGGAAAAAATAAATCAAATCCTGAGTTTGGATACTCGTCATTTAAAACGTTTAAATTGTGCTGGACAATGGTAGGTTGATATTTGTAGTGTAACATATCATCTTTTACAGCAAGATACAAAATGGCATGACTAGGAGGTGCTTCGGTTGCGTCGATGTAGGACATGATTATATTGATATATGATGTAACTTTATATGGTTTGGGGTGTGTTACTGTATAGAAATAATAGTTAGACTTACACCTTTGCACACTTAAAACTTATATACATAACATATTAATTAACCAATGGAAGACAATCGCTGCGAAGTCCATCAACGCGAATACCAAGACAACCAACTTCTGTCCCCCTGTCGCGCAAAATGCCGCCGATGCGGTAAAAAAAGAGTGAATGGATACAGCAACCCCGACCACGTGTGCAACCCATTCGGCTATCTGTATCTTTTTCCATCGATATGTGAGCATTGTTCGCGCGAGACGAAACTGTGTATGTGGTGCAAATACGGCGACAAGTTGGATTAATAATATATCACAATAACATATACGTAGATAAGGCATATTATTGCAACGATGTACGTATATATTATTCAACTGGAGGACAACCGTTTTTATGTGGGAATGACAGGCAATCCACAGTTCAGTATGTCGCGCCATTTTAACGCGGCAGGAACACCATGGACAAGTAAATACAATCCTATAAGAATAATCGAGTTTATTCCTGAGTGCGACGAATACGACGAAGACAAATATGTGCGCAAATATATGGCGAAGCATGGCATCGACCGCGTTCGTGGTGGTTCGTTTTGCGACGAAGTATTATCCGACGCAATGCGCTGCATGTTGGAAGACATGCAGCATGCATCAGAAACTGCATGTAGTAAGTGTGGTCAGCATGGGCATCTAATGAGAAATTGTGTGACAAAAATGTACGACGCAGAACTCCCAGACAATATTGAAGAGTTATTTTGTGTTGTAGAGAGAACAATCCGCGAAAAGAAAATCCTACAGACTGAAGATATGAGCGATGAGAATATGGTGGATATTTGGTGCAAGATCCGCGCAATAGAAGACAACATCCCCATCGGAACACGTGAATATCACGCATTCTATGCGCTAAATCGTAAATATGGGTTTCCTCGTACCGAAAAGGCAATTAACCAGATACATCATTTCGAAACTGAACGCGTAAAGAGAGAACGAGATAGGAATGAACCGTTTCTTCCTATGATAGAAGCGTTGTATAAAGTGGTTAAATTAGTGCATCAGAAGGATAAACCATCTAATTTATCAAATATTGAAACAGTTTAAATTAAACACACTATTATTAGTATGAATATGAATATGAATATGAATACAGAGTTGGATAAATTAGATATCATAGACAAATTATTAGAAACGGTTAAAAAATATATACAATGTAAAAAAGAGGAAGAAAATGTAGATTTGAGTGATAATAATTTGTTTCGTACATGGTGTATAATGCAATCGAACAACCCACCTATAAAACATATTCATTGGAAATACAATGACCTGCTTAAATCCAAAACCAAAACTGAGATGACTAATTATATTCTCCAAGAACGATATGTATTAGAACGAACTGAAAAAGAACGAGCAAGACGAGTTCGTAAAAATAATATAGAGTATCTACCTATAATAGAATATATATTTTCAAGTATGAGTTTTCTATTTCGTGATGTAAAACCATAAATCCTCAAATATTGTCATTCATTATATCAATGATAATATTCACTTTCTGTGACGATTTGTCCACACTTGGTAATCGTAATGTGACATACATTTCCCCGTTATAGGATGTTTGTGTTCACAATCTTCTGGTCCGTTACCATTGAAGGGAACATTTGCCCACGCATCGTCATAGTTTCTATTGTTTTTCTCTGCAATCGTCATGCGTTTTTTCGGTGCCAATGGTACATTTGAATGCATTCTGAAATGATGCGTTCTTAATCGACGGTCCATGTACTCTTCTAGAGTATACTATCATAGTAATATTTACTGTGGTAGGTGCATGTTTGGCGAGTTCTCATTTCTCATAGCAGCGACCAATGCTGTTCCAGTTTTAAGTCCTAGTTTCGTGTCACATTGTGCACACGCTTTCATCATTTCTGCCTTGGACTTATTTATAGTTGGCATATATTTGTATAACTGACGTTGGTCATTTTTCACCACCGCCCAATCATCAGCCCATTTAGTTGCTTCTGTTTTACATGTTTTATTAATACAATCTAGTAGTTCTTCGTCTTCGAGTTTCTTTTTAATCGCTGGGTCATTTATGGCTAGACGAGCCTCTTCTGCGGCACTGTTACCATATATCGCGTTTCTATCCCCGCCCTTGCGTCTTCTACGCGTCGGTCGTGCGCCGCGTTTCCTACGTGAATGTTTTATTGGTTTGCGATGTCTGCGCGTGTTGCGATGTTTACGTGTGGTATTTTTTCTGCGCGCGATTTTTCTTACTTTCTTTGTAGGCATTTTATATATACAACAGAAAAGAATTCATTCTGTAGTAACCGAAATTGAATACAATATTAGTTTAAATATAACATTATATACCATAGCAGACCATGTCTACGACCGAAGTTCCTTCCAAAATTCTGGGGATCCAGTTCTCCATTCTATCTCCTGAAGAGATACGTGCGTCATCTGTCGCCGAAATCACCTCGCGAGACACCTATAATGGTGGTCAGCCCGTAATCGGTGGCCTGTTCGACCCTCGCATGGGTGTTCTTGACCCAGGCCTTGTGTGTCTCACCGATGGGCTAGATTACCTAGAAACACCTGGCTATTTCGGACATATCGAATTAGCGAAACCTGTGTATTATATTCAATATCTTGCGACTGTTATTAAGATCCTCCGTTGTATCTGTTTCAAATGTAGCAAACTTCTTATATCCAAGGATACGCATTCCAACGCGCTCGAATATTCAGATGAAGCACGATGGAAATATGTATTCGCGCTTGCGAGTAAGGTCAAGCGTTGTGGTGGTGAAACCGACTGCGGTTGCGGATGCGTGCAGCCCAAGAAAATCCAAAAGGAGGGGTTAGCCACCATCGTCGCGGAGTGGAAAGAGGGTGACGGTGAGGCCATCACCATCAAACTCACTCCCGAGATGGTGATAAAGATATTCAGACGTATCTCAGACGAAGACGTCTCCTTCATGGGATTTAGCCCTAAATGGTCACGTCCCGACTGGATGATATGTCAAGTGCTTGCGGTGCCCCCACCAGCCGTTCGTCCGTCAGTAAAACACGATGCGCAGCAGCGCAGCGAAGACGACCTTACCCATATATATTGCAATATCATCAAAACCAATAAAACTCTACAAGAAAAAATAGATAACGGTCACGCAGGAAATGTCATCGAGGACTGGACTACCGTCCTACAATATTACGTCGCCACACAGGTAGACAACAAGATACCAGGCGTCGCATCCGTGGCGCAACGCTCGGGTCGTCCGCTCAAGTCCATCAAGGACAGGCTCAACGGCAAGGGCGGTCGCATGCGCGGCAACCTCATGGCCAAGCGCGTAGACTTTAGCGCGCGTTCTGTCATCACGGCCGACCCCAACATCTCTATTAAGGAACTTGGGATCCCCATGAAGATTGCAAAGAACATCACCAAACCAGTGAAGGTGAATGAGCGCAACCGCGACTTCCTACAAAGCCTCGTGCTTGCGGGACCGGACAACTATCCGGGAGCCAAGATACTCGAAAAGAAAAACGGCAATTCCATCACGCTCAGATACGTGGACAAGGCGTCGCTTTCGCTCGATATTGGCGACACAGTCCATCGACATATGATGGACGGCGATCCCATCTTGTTTAACAGGCAGCCCACGCTGCACAGAATGAGCATGATGTGCCATATCGCAAAGGTGATGAGTTGTGGTGACACTTTTAGATTAAATGTCGCTGCGACCAAACCTTACAATGCGGACTTTGATGGGGATAGATTTTGTCCCCAACAGGTGACTGCCTGCTAAGTTGTAGATAATACTTAGCAGGGAAAACAGTGTAATATCTACTGGGGTATGTATTAGCAAAGATGCATATCCCCAATATAATCATCTAGTCGTTCAATACAATAAGTATAAAAATATCTCGATACTCTAAATAATGATACTGAATATAGACGAACAAGAACACGTCATCGGTGAAATATACAAAATGACAAACACTGCAAATGGAAAGGCATATATAGGGCAAACCCGTAGTCATAGATTGAACCATAATAAATATAGACCATTCGGATACAATAGTCGTTTCAAAGATCACATACATGAAGCATACTCAAGTAAGAAAAACCATTCTAGGTACTTGAACTATGCTATAAGAAAGTATGGCGAAGAATGCTTTACTTGTGAAAGAATTCATACCTGTCCAGTAGATGAATTAGATACACAAGAAAAGCATTATATCATCGAGTTTGAAACCAAATATCCAAATGGCTATAATTTAACAGATGGTGGAAGAGGATTTACAGATGTCAATGGGGACTATATTTGGAGAACAAATAAACCACCCCCAAGACCATCTACACCATCTCAACTACGAAGTGACTATACTAAAAAGTTGATATCTGATAGGTTAAAATCATTCTATAGTGACAACAAGGAAAGTTGTGAAAATAGAGCGAAATTAACACAGAAACAACATTTAGCAAAAAAATATGACCTTTTCAAAGACGTAATCATTGATGACGAAAAAATAGATAGTTATATTCGCGTCGTTAGAAATAACACGAATAATAGCGAATATGTTCGAATAGTCATTGATAAGATACGTGCAACATTTGTCAGTAAGTATGAGCCAATAGCAGTATTAAAAGAAAGAGCGAGACAATTTATATTTGATTTAAAAGAACGGCCACGTATCCAAATTGCGGGAAACCCTTTAGAGCCTCAGACTACCACCCCATAATGGAAACATAATGGGGGAACTCGGTTAATTGCCGAACCCAATGGTAAAAAAGTCTGAGGATTAGGCAATCCGCAGCCAAGCCCCTAAGTCCGTTATGATAGGATATGGGGAAGGTTCAGAGACTAGACGGTTACGGGTCTTAAATGAAGGTTTAATCAACCGGATAAGGCACAAGGTATAGTCCGGCTCCTATGGAAACATAGGAGAATTTCGGAGATGAATTTGCATATGCCCCAAGACGTGGAGGCAGAAACGGAACTGCGCTGCCTAGCAGCGGTTCCCTACCAGATAATCAGCCCAGCTAACAACTCGGCGATTGTGGGTATTTACCAAGATTCGATGCTTGGTAGTCATTTAATCACGCGCGATAGCGTGAAGTTTGACAAGAAGAAGGCGATGAACTTGTTGATGATGTCATCGCGCATCGACGAAGACGCGTTGCGCGAGTTGGATCGCGTGTCGGGATTCGATTTGATGACGCAGATCATGCCTCCGCTATCGCTTAAGTATAGCAGTAAGCCAGACATGAGCAGGGAGGAGGCGGAGAAGGCTAACGCCATTATTGAGATTGTGAACGGTAAATACGTTCGTGGTCAGATGGTGAAGAGTGTGTTAGGCGGCGGCACGAAGGGGTTGATCCACCGCATCTGCAACGATTTCGGCAATATGGCTGCGTCTAATTTCATCGATGATATCCAGAACATCGTTACGGAGTATCTGTGCAGTAACTCGTTCAGTGTTGGAATCAGTGATTTGTTGTCCGATGCGAAGACGAAGCAGGATATTGTGGAGGTAATCGAGAAGAAGAAGAACAGTGTGAAGGATTTGATCGACCAGACGCAACTGGGTGTGTTTGAGAACAACACTGGTAAATCGAACCGCGAGGAGTTCGAGACGCAGGTGAACAACGTATTGAATCAGGCGACCGCTGAATCGGGTAAGATTGGGTTGAGTAGTCTGGGCAAGGGCAACCGTTTCGTGACGATGGTGAATGCTGGATCCAAGGGCAGTGACCTGAACATCTCGTTCATGGTTTCGTGTCTGGGTCAGCAGAACGTGGATGGCAAGCGCATTCCGTATGGATTTGAGAACCGCACGCTTCCGCATTTCACGAAATACGACGACACGCCTGCGGCGCGCGGTTTCGTGGAGAGTTCGTATATCAACGGACTTACTCCTCAGGAGTTGTTCTTCCATGCGATGGGTGGTCGTGTAGGTCTTATCGATACTGCAGTGAAGACATCTACTACAGGTTATATCCAGCGTCGGTTAATCAAAGGCATGGAGGATTTGATGGTTGCCTACGACATGACGGTGCGCACAGGCAAGGGTAAGATTATACAGTTTACCTACGGCGACGACAGTTTCGACCCACTCCGTGTGGAGACACAAGGTCTTCCATTGATAGAGAAGACAACTCAAGACATCTATCTGCATTACAGCATGCCCGAATGTTCTGCAAAGAAGAATGTGTTCAAAGGTGTGTATGATGACGGCGCTATGGCTCGCCACAAGAAGCAGTTGAAACCTCTTGCTGCAAGGAATAAATACTACACTGATTTCATGCTGGAGGCGCGCGACGACGTGATCAAGAACATTTACGGGTTCAAGGATGAATCCGTTGTGCGCTGCCCAGTTGCGTTTGCGTATATTATCAATAACGTGATTGGTCAATTGCATATTACGGGGTCGTCTATCACGGACGTTACGATGTTCGAGGCGTATGAGATGATCGAGGCTGGATACAAGGTGCTAGAAGGCATTCGATGCGCAGTGCCAAACAGATTATTCAAGGTATTGTTCTATTATTACCTGACACCACAATCACTGGTCATTGTGAAGCGCATGAACAAGGCAGCGATTGCGCTCCTCATCGAGACGGTGATCCTGACCTACAAGAAGGCCGTGGTGAACCCTGGGGAGATGGTGGGGATGATCGCGGCGCAGAGCATTGGAGAACCCGCCACACAGATGACGCTCAACACGTTTCACTTTGCGGGTGTGGCATCGAAGTCGAACGTGACCCGTGGTGTTCCTCGTATCGAAGAGATATTGTCACTATCGTCTGAGCCTAAGAACCCTTCGTTAACGATTTTCCTGAAGCCAGAAGACGAGGACGACCGCGAGCGTGCTCAGAGCGTGATGAACATGTTGGAACACACTCGGTTGAGTGAGGTGACAACTCGACTAGACATTTGTTTCGACCCTGATGACGCGAACACGGTGATCGAGGACGACCGTCTGATGATTCAACAGTTCTACGAGTTCGAAGATTTAGTGGCCGAATGCGGTGGCGAAGAAATCGAGACAGAAAAATCTAAATGGGTATTGCGTCTTGTGTTAAATCCCGATGTGATGCTTGACAAGAACATTACCATGGAAGATGTAAACTTCGCATTGAAAAATAGTTACGGAAATGACATCAGTTGTGTGTATTCTGACTACAATGCAGACAATCTGGTATGTCGTATTCGCATGTCTGAAGTAGTGAAGCGCAGCGCCGCAAAGGGAAAACCTAAAGCAGGTGATGAGCCGAGTGCATCCGGAGCGAACCTACCTCTGGATCAATCAGACCACATCTTCAAGTTAAAGCGTTTTCAAGAAGAGTTGATGAACAGTGTTGTTCTTCGTGGAACCAAGAAGATCGGTAAGGTTATCCTTCGTAAAATCAAAAATATGGTGACCTCCCGAGATGGCGAATACGGAAAGAAGGATGCATGGGTATTGGATACAGACGGTTCTAACTTATTAGACGTGTTGGCTCTAGACTACATCGACGTTAATCGCACGTTCAGTAATGATATTATTGAAATGCACAACATATTCGGCATTGAAGCCGCTCGTCAGGCAATCTACAACGAGTTGGTGGACGTGGTCGAGTTCGACGGCACTTATATCAACGCGCATCATCTGAGTTTGTTATGCGACCGTATGACATACACCGACCATTTGATCTCAATCTTCCGACATGGTATCAACAAAGATAATATCGGACCTATTGCAAAGGCATCATTTGAAGAGACTCCTGAAATGTTCTTGAAAGCGGCTCGACATGGTGAACTAGATATGATGCATGGGGTCTCTGCAAATATCATGTGTGGTCAAGAGGGTAGTTTCGGAACGAGTGCGTTCCAAGTGTATTTGGACCCCGAAGAAATGCGTATGGTTGATGAATCGGTGGAAATGGACATGATGACAGAAGACCAGAAAATCGAAGCCATGTATGCAGGAGATGGTCCACGTTCAGGAATAGATGGAGAATGTGACTTGGGCTCATTAATGATTCAGAACAATGTCAGCAATGTGCGTGTGGTAGATACAGGTGGAGATAGTGGATACAATCCAGGCTTTTAAATAGTTGAATATATCAAAATAAAATAAAAATAAAATATTATATTTTTATTTTCTAAAACGTATGATATACAATAACCTTGATGGATCTTGATAACATAACATTAATACAAATAGAAACGGGTGACGAGTTGATACAAGACAAAAGCGCGTATTTCCCAACCTCAATGAGTATTGATTTTTGGATAAAATGTGGGGTCAATATTGATGAGTATATATGAAATACTGCATAAGCATATTTTGTATGGTATAAAGATATATCTATTTACATTATAGTTACACTAACACAATGAATGATGATATATTTCCTTATTTATGTAAACATGTGATAAAATGTCAAACACTTAATTTGGATGTATCAAAGTTTGTATTTCAACCTGAGGTACTAAATAGTTCTAGAACATCATCTATATTCATAACTCATTACCTATTGCCGTTAATGCATGCGATAAAACGTGAGGAATCGTTACCATCAGAAACAAAACGAAGTATTATTTGTCTCAAGTTTTTTGTCCTGAAGGTTGCAATTGAAACTCCTTCTGTATGGGAAAGTTCCATTCGTATAACTGATAGATACGTCGAAAATATGATGCAAGTCTTCGAAATATGTCAACGTAGATATCACTCCATGTGTCGATTTGTGCGAATATGTAGAAGACGATATGCAAAGACAAAGAATGAACAAGACCTCCATCTTGCAAATATTCAAGAAGGAGACCCAGGAACGTACATATTGATGCATCAACGCGCAAAATATGTATTCAGAGTAAACGAACTACGAGATACAATTATGAGTTGTATTACAAATACAGAGGAGTTTTTCCCAGATATATTAGTTGTGCGAAACCCATATAACAATATACCAATAGCATTATGCGAAATGTACAACTTTTATTTCTTTCTCAAAACTCGTAATTATGGTATTCCCGTTTTATTACATGGATTTTTCATGTCAAACTTTGACACTCCCAAATACATTATGGATTATGAAATACTCATTCGTGATAAAGCGATACATGAACATGTAATGGGTGGTTCGACAAAATCACTTTATCCAACAGTATTTCGTATGCTTTTACGGTATCGTAAATGTATTCGAAGTATTCAAATTGCAAAAGGGTTTCCGATGAAAACATTAGTTGAGGTGATGCGTCCTTATCTACTTCTTTATTTTTATGTTATGCATTACGCACAAGATTTTCCAAAACGATTTGAGAGCGAGCAATTATTAGAAAATCGTCTCAGTGAGTTTGATTACGTTTCTCCTAATTTCGGTAAGCGTACTCGAAGCACACATATATTGCATATAACACATGTTTCGCCCAATATGGATGAGACTGCGTTCCGAAACTTATTTGAAAAGTTTGGTGAGATAGAAATAATATTTATACCCGCTAGTGTAGAGAATAATACGCGATCATCTGGATACGTTATATTTGCGGATTTAGACTGCGCCGACCATGCATTCCACAGTCTTCAGTCATTTTGTTATTATGGGGTCGAACACGATGATGTTATACAAATCGACAAAATAGATAAACTTCCTGATAAAAACAACATTAGGATAGAAGATTTGTCTCCTCCACGCGTTCAGTATAACGCATCACATCCAGTATTTCATCGTATGAAAAGTTTAACAGTATCCACCACAGATGATATAATAACATTTACCGATCAAGAAGACGTATTGTTCAATCGTATAGAAGAACACGGGACGGTAGATGCATGGGATGAATCCAATTATGGAAACGAATGTGACGATGGAATGTATGTAGGACAATACTATTCCATAATGTCCAATATGAAATATAAGCATGCGCGTTGCTGTAATAGACACGTGCGGTCAATGTCTGAAAGTAACACGAGTATTTCTGAATGCGATGATTGCTCTGTTTCCGATGAAGAATCATCAATGGAAATGGATACTACAAGTGAAACAGATATTGATATTGATAATGACGTAATGACAGCATCAGCGATTATGTCACGCATATTAGAAACCCAAGAAGAAATAAGACAAACTACACCCACTGCATCCCGCGATCAAAATCATGAAGAGGAAGAAGAAGAGGAAGAAATGTGCGATACTTTATCACATGAAATTGCAGCACTTAGCCTGAGCGGGCTACGTACACAGCAACATCTACATATCGCAGAATCCATCTACGAACGTCTTAATAACATGACTTGCGATCATGACGTTGCGATCCGTCAGATTGACGAAGAATTCAACATGATTACCAACGCCGACGAGTCTGACGCTGACTCCGACGATGAAGCCAACGACGAATCATAATTATCGAACAATCTACAAAATATTCCTATTGATATTTTGTGGATTACTTGCTTCTCTATCTTCTTCTCTTGCGCGTGTTCTTTGCGCGTCTCTTTTAGTTCGCCGTCATGGATTTAACGCATACGGAGTAGAAGATACGTACGATGACGAATTGGGCGACGAGGGAGACGATATGTGTCAGACGATGAACCATGTCAGTCTTCATGAAGTCCTTGAGACTCTTTGGGTGTGCAGCCATGGCCATGCCTAAGTCGCCGATTTGAATAACGGCTAAAACAAAGTAGATGACCAGTAGCCAGTAGAAGTAGTTGCAGTAGTATACGCCTAGGGTGGGTTCAAACATCTCTTCGATGGAGTTCATACTTATGGTGTACATATAGACAAAAAAACGCGTCGAATCATAGTTTTGTTCGTATTTTGAGTTTTGTTTTCTGTGTTTTCTGCGTTTTCTGTGTTTCTGTGGGCGCGTGCGCCGCGATCGCATCGATATCTGTTTCACTAAAGGTGTCAATGTGATCAATACGATACCGTGCGTCTGGATTAGTTTCGTCATAGTTTCCAAATTGTTGATTTCCTCCCATTTTCCGCGGTATTAGTTCGTTAAAATATTCGTGTTTGAGTACGGTCTGTGCGACAACGAACTCATGTTCGCCCAATGTGTAATGAGCCTGGCCGAACGATAGGAACTGTGTAGGATCCATCATATACTTCCTGATTCGGTCATATCGGATAAGTTGGTCTGCCAGTTTGTTTATGTATACGATTTCATTATCAACATTGGGCGAGACAAGATTGTTTTTGGGTATTACAAGTGTGCAAGTGTTTTCATCGTCTGTTTCGTTTTCTGTTCCGTCAATGATGCATACAGGGTTTGATGTAGTGCATTGTTGTGGTTGTTGATTTATGCATACCGAAACATCTTGTATGAGTGATGTGTCTATGTGTTCATCAAACCGTATGGTGTTTCCGATAAGCTGATGTAATAGTGTTACAATGGTTTCAAGTTTTTTAGGATGAGGTACAAATGCGTCTGTAATGCGTTCTTGGATTTCTACTCGCTGTGCCATATTTGCATAATCGTTTAAGAGAATGCGTACGGTGTTTCTATATGCCAAGAAGAAGTTGGTTTCAAGTTTGATTTTATTAACATATTCAACACGTGCTTCATCGCGGGATGTTAGTCCATTTTGTAGAGCGGTTTCTAATTCGATACGTCCTGATTGACGTAGTATAGGAATATCGTCATTGGCAGTTGATAGTTCAATGGGTTCCGAGAACATAATAAACTGATCTGCAATGGTGAGTAGTCCGATAATCATCTCATCGTCTACTATCTTGTATGCAGGCTGTATAGGAATCGTGTCAGATGCGAATGTTCGTGTAACTAGATTGCAGAAGAATATAGTATCAACGTATGAATGATATAATGTATCGTCATCCATGAATGTTGTTGGTGCGTCAAGATTCTTACGAAACCCCGATGGATAGCACGGGATATATCCAATGTTTTCTCCGATTTTCACTTCGAGGCCAATAACTTTGCGTGAAAAGTTGAGTATTTGTCGTAGAATTACAACTGATATTTCACGGGATTCGTTGAGAACTGATAGTAGCGATTCAAGAATGATTGGTTGTTTAAATACATGTGTGCGTTGCATACTCTGTAAGGGTACGCATCTATTATTATGCAGAGGTTTAACAATGTTATTTATGACATTAATAACACTTATTGGTGCACTCGTGCTGTCCGCCGTAATACGAAAGTATGGTGTATATTCTGCAGCATTTTCTGTTGTTGTGCGGTCATAACTGTAAACTGGTTCTATTGTATTATTTTTTTTGATAATGAAAACTGTGGGTCGCGTTGATGAAAACTGATTCTTACTATAGTGATTTGATGGACATAGAATATTAACGTTCGTGCTGGAGTCAGCGTCTGGTATTTCCAACATGATTAAGTTGATCCCATCTATATGGCTTTTGTGAATACCTGGATTGCATATTAGATCCCATGTATATGTATGGTCAATTACTGCATTGGGTGACCGTAAATAAGAGAGAAATCGTCTGAATGCTAATACTACTTTAACGAACGAATTGTTTGATTGTTCTCCAGTAGTTTGTCGTAATGGTGATTTTTCGTATTCTGAAACATCAACTTGGTCTAATTGTTCCCGTGATGTATATTGAGTATCATTAAAACTAGTTACAAGATTTCCATTTTGCAATCCAACAAATGCTTCTAGCGTCACCGTAGATGCAAGATATTCTTTGAAATCGGTTACTGACATAGGTTCTTTCCCAATACCAAAAAACATGATATCAGCCATGCATGCTAAGAACGGCTGTGTTATACTGCCCTCTACTCCGTGACGTAAAAGAGCTTGTATTTCTGGTCGTAGTTGTGTCGGATTTCCAGGTACTTGATAAGTAATTGCATATTCTTTGAAAAAATGTTGTATTTCAATATTGAGGTAAGCCCATCTTCCATGTGAGATAGGATGTGTATTTTGATCCATAATGTATTGTCCTTCAGTTCTGCGTCGTTGGATAGGACGGTCATCGTGTTTTTCTTCTATGGCTGGGTCATGTTGCATTGTATCGCTAGGTGGTGCTACCGTACACTGTTTTCGTCTCGTGCTTTGTTTGTCGCTTAGCATTGTCTCTCCATTCTTTACATTGAGTTTAAAGCAGCATGGGACACAGTATCCATCTGGATGTTTGTTTTCTTCTTGAAATCCTGGATGTTGTGGAGCATATCCAGATTTGCCCTTTCTTCCATCTCCAGTGAACTCGTATACATAATTTCCATCATCCTTTACCTTGTCTTGGCCTCGTGGGATTACGCCTCCACAAGTTGGGTGACGAAGTACTTCTTTTCCATCTTCTATTACAGTTTCCATTTCCTTGGGATGGATGAATGTATTTGTTTTAAGGCACCAGTAACGCGGACATATGTATACAAACTGGTTATCTGGATTAGTTCCATATGACACTGTATATCGGTCATCAGTTTCTGTTTCTCTCCGAATAACCTTTGATTGTTCCTCTGAGTTGAGGTCGTAAAACGCATCGCTTCCATATCGGTTGATGATTCCAGCATGTTCTGTTGCAACCATTTCTTTGTGTTCCTCTTGGGTAAGAATGACAGGTTGTCGTCCATATGCAGCATCGCACGTACGAGAGTATCTATCGAAGTTCCCTGTTTTAACTGTCAAAAACAAATTAGGTTCGGCTTGTTCCATAGCTGTCATAAAAATAGATGGTTTTTTTAGTTTCATTCCGACAATATTGCGAGAACCGCTACCAGCACCTCCGCTATAATTTTCATCATCGCCACTATTATAATCGCTTTCATAGTCGCTATCATTACCATAAAGTAGCGATAATGCATTTGTTTTAATAGGCTTCACTTCGGGCGTGTCATCAACATCATCATATCCACCAATGGGAACGACCTCCTCTTCATCATTAATCATTACTTCTTGCTGGTGGACAAGTGGACGATCGGGCGCACCAAATACGTCATCGATATGAGTTTCCGCAATCGCCTTCTCGCTGATATCAATTGACGTAGAACATGCTGTTTTCAATAATGGAAACCGTTTATATGTTTCGTCATGATTAAATAACATATGCATAATAGCACCGTTGTACCCATCGATTAGTGGGATGTATCGCATGTTATCAATACCTGATACGGATATGGACACGCGACCAGACGACCGAAGCCCTTTTTCTGTCGCATCAGTCATGACAACCAAAAACCCAGGATTAGTACGGATTTTGGTTGTGCGTACTCCGATACCATTATCTACGGTAATTTCTGCTCCTACACGAGCAATAAGTTCATGTGCATCATTTTCTGTCATACCAAAGTAGGTTATTAACTTACGAACTAAATCATCGCCTTTTACATCATCATGTCGTTTCAATTGTGTAATGACAAATGCTTCTTGACTGTTCATATTATTGAAGTTTGATACCTTGCGGTATCGCATACGTGCTCCGTCTTTCGAACCAATATCCGGTGTCTCCATTATAAATGCGGGTGCGATACAACTATGAATGGAATCTAGGGTGAACTTTCTCAAATCGACATCCGCTGTCACGGTGGTTACATAATCCATATGAATGATCTCAACATGTTTGTCATTGAGAGACCCAAAATTAGAATGTTTATAGCCACTTTGTTCAAAGAATGGTTCTACAGTTTTTATCAATGGGTTTACATGCTGCAATATCATATCATTCACTTGGTCAAATGATACTGGCGACGAAAACTTCCCATACACAATAATATCACCATTTTCCTCGAAAACACAAGTGAGAAACTCCCCTTTGTTCATGCTAAAAAAAATCGATACGCCTTTGCTTACACCCATATTGACAATCAAATGTTGGATTGTCGTCCTAGATAGTTGGGGTATCTTACGACCGTCTGTAGATAGGGTCTCTCCATAAAGTCGGTACATATTCTCACGATGACCCCCAGGGGTCAGTTTTGTAATAGGTGCAAGTGGATGCGTGGGCACCAACTTGAATATCACGTCTAGAGGCACCTTAAGTGTAAACTGTTGATGTATGGCAATTTTTATTTCCACTACACCACGGTTCTCCCATTCAAACTGAGAATCGGATGTATTCGACATCTCTCTAGAAATGCGATGTAAAAGATCTTCATGTGCAAATGCATTGAACATGTCGCCTTCTGAGTTGATTTTACTTCGCCCAGGGGCTGCCTCAATTTCGGCCTTGCTGAACATATTCTGTGCGGCAAGTAATGGATAATAGACACTTACTAAATATTTATCTGTTATATCAGCAGAGGATCGTTCTACATTATCTAATACATCACTCGCAAGACAAACATAGATTGTACCATCTACGATTGTTCCGCTGTCGAGGAGAAGGCGGTCATTTGTTGTAGTCATTGCGTTTACAGCAGCACTGAGTAAAGTTTTATCATACATAAGACTATCAAACGGATTAAATGAGGTCGGAAAAGAATTATTCATCAAAAACAGACGCTGTCCCAACATATGGGCAGTATTTACTTCTCGTTGCCCATGAAGCATTTCCATTTTGACAACGTCTTCGTAGCGATATACATCTTTATCTTCTGACAATACTGCATTTGGATGTGGTGTAAGACCATGACTTTTAAAATTATTCAGCGCATTATGCATTCGTGCACGAGACAGTTGAGTTCGCTTATTTTGTGTCAGTGCGCGATAAAAATCATCAGGAGCATATGCTTCAGACCGCACACAAAACATATATATCTCTTCGACGCGCAGTAGGCGATCCAGTTCGGCCGCGATCTTGTGCTTAATTGTAGATATAGTATCATCTGGATGAATTTGTTGTTTTGAGTATATCACTACGGTACTGTCTTTTGTAATAGAATCTTGTTCAGATTGGCTAAAAACAGGTTGATTCGTCACAGAATCCAATAGTGTTATATTATAGTCAACCTCAGCACTATAATTATTTCCTACAAACACTACAATTCGGTCAATAGTGTTTGAACCAGACAAGACACATGCCTTATATATTGAACTTATCGATGTCATGTATACACAATGTACAGACTATTGTTTTACGATTTTGATGCGGTGTCCGCTCACGGTAACTATTGACAAATAGTTGTCGTAACAAATAAAATATACCTAAAGTAAACTTAGACATCGTAATATGGGTTGTCTGTGATGGTTATTCCACAATATGTTTGAGGTTTGTTTTTGTAATCAATCGGGGTATGAAACCCAGTTTCTTTTGCTTCTTCCAAGAGAAACTTAAAATTATCCCAGAACTCTTTTTTATGTCCCACACTTTTTGTCGCAATGTGTGCAAGTTCATGCGTGTAGACAAATGTCAAAGTACTTTCATCCACAAGTTGTTCGCTATGCTTAGTGCGCGCAAGACAAAATGCCAATTTCTCACCCTTATTCTCACTATATGCAGTGAGTTCGCTTGTGGGTAGAGTTTCTTGTATCTTTTTTGGATCAAATCCATTGACTAATCTCTTCACACGCTCGTCATTAGGGTGCTTTTCACCAAGTTCTTTCACGAACTTGTGTGCCTTATTAGTCACTGTTGCAAGGAGGTCGGCGGCCTCATTAAGTTTTAATCGATTGCGAACACAATACTTGTTTCCGTCCACACCAGATATAATGCATTTCAGTTTGAATACTTCACTTTCAGAATAGATTTTTAGACATACCAACAAAATAAACACTCCTATTACATAGAATAGAGCGTCTTGGCGAAACAAATATGAAATCATTCGTGATATAGTACACCTACATATAAATCTTCACTAGTATTTTTTAGAGGGTGGAACTAAATAAAATGGCTATATATCGTTGTCAATACAATGTACAGAGTACTCATAAAAATAACGTCATATGCAACAGAATTGTGAATATTGACACTAGCGTACCACGTTTTATAATTAGGGTCAGAATTGGCTACATAACTGCGTGCAGATATTTGTCGCATACTCGTTGCTAAGGCGACCACGACCGCAACAATCCCAATGCGGGAAAGATTTCCTGTTATATTGGTTAAGTATATAACGTACTGCGCCGCCATCAGGAGGAGAGCGCCCGCGAGCAGATCGCCACCGAGCGTGGTTCCGGCGTTTACGTAATAGTACTCGTCCGCGAGCGCTGCGTCCTGGATGATGATGTGGGGCGCGCGCAATACATACACGAGTGCGATTGTGGTCGCGACAAAGGCGGCGACGAAGGAGACGGTTAATTTCGTGGTGAGTGTGGTAGTGGGGGTCATGGTTTGACTAAACGTTCGGGTCACTTATAGTAAGGGGAGATTACAACCTAGTAAATGTAGGTAGTAATCTATTGTTTATAGTTTTTATGCGATTTTCTTTTTGTTCGTTTAGTTCTTCTTTTTCTGCCTGTTCCTGATCGCACGTTCTTTTGCAATTCTATCAAAAGCGCGTACGACGCCCCACTCTTTAAACGTATATGCCGTGTTGTAAGCTGTCATGCCGTATTTATCCTCAGCATTCACAATGGCACCCCCCTCAATCACTAGGTACGTGACGACGTCGACTTGGCCTCGCATTGCTGCATGCATGAGAGCAGTCTCGCCATCATTATTCACAGCATTCACATTGGCATGCAGTTCTTTCGCTAGGTACTTGATGGCGTCGACTTGGCCTCCCTGTGCTGCATGCATGAGAGCAGTCTCGCCATCATTATTCACAGCATTCACATGGACATTCTTCACTTCCGCTAGGTACCTGATGATGTCGATATTGCCATTATATGCTGCCCGCATGAGAGTTGTATCGCCATCATTATCCACAGCATTCACATCAGCATGCTGCTCTTCCGCTAGGTACCTGACGATGTCGATATGGCTTTTCGGTACTGCCCACATGAGAGCTGTCCAGCCGTCATTATCCACAGCATTCACATCGGCATGCTGCTCTCCCGCTAGGTACCTGACGATGTCGATATGGCCATTACGTGCTGCATGCATGAGAGCTGTCACGCCGTCATTAGCCATAGCATTCACATTGGCATGCTGCTCTTCCGCTAGGTACCTGACGATGTCGATATGGCCTTGCAGTGCTGCCACAATGAGAGCGCTGTTCCCGGATTTAGTCACAGCATTCACATCGGCACGCTGATCCTCCACTAGGTACCTGACGATGTCGAGATGGCCTCCATACACTGCAAACGTGACAGCTGACCAGCCGTTAGTATCCACAACATTCACATTGGCATGCCGCTCTCCCATTAAGTACTTGACCGTGTCGATATGGCCTTTATCTGTTGCCCACATGAGAGCTGTCTTGCCGGTATTATCCACAACATTCTCATTGACATTCCGCTCTTCCACTAGGTACCTGACAGTGTTGATATCGCCTCCCTGTGCTGCAGACATGAGGGATGCGGGTTTTGACTGCCATAGATGTTTGATGGTGGATGGGATTCTTAGTCCACCTCTCTGTCGTTTTGAACGCGTTCGTCTAAATCTTTTAGTGGTCTTTTTGTTCTTTTTGTTCTTTGTGGTCTTTTTGCTCTTTTTGTTCTTTGGCTTCTTGTGTTTTCGGGTTGCCATTATACTATAATATATAACATTATTAAAAATGATATAGTATAGTAATTTATTTTTTATACGATTTGCGCCGCACCCTCCTCGATTTTCTTTTGGTTCGGTTGGTTCTTCTTTTTTCTGGCTGATTGTAAAATGATTGCAATGTCCTTACGTGTACGTGGATTAAGATTATTTTTTGTAATCATGAGAGGTGTCTTGCCGTCATTATCCTTCAAAATCACCTCGACATTCCGCTCTTCCACTAGGTATCTGACCGTATCGATATCACCTGAATCTGCTGCATACATGAGAGCTGTCCAGCCGATACTACTCACAACATTCACATCGGCATGCTGCTCCTCCACTAGGTACCTGACGATGTCGATATCGCGTGACATGGCTGCTATCATGAGAGCTGTCAGGTCGGTGGCATTAGTCGCATGATTCACATCGACATGCTGCTCTTCCGCTAGGTACCTGACGGTGTCGATATTGCCTTTCTTTTGTGATGCCTGCATGAGAAGTGTCCAACCGATAGCATTCACAGCATTCGCATCGACATGCTGCTCTTCCACTAGGTACCTGACGATGTCGATATGGCCATTGCGTGCTGCAGTCGTGAGAGCGTCGAACCCTACATTACCCACAGCATTCACATCGGCATGCTGCTCTTCCACTAGGTACCTGACGATGTCGATATGGCCATGAATTGCTGCAATCATGAGAGGTGTATAGTCTTGGCCATTTTTCGAACCATTCACATTGGCATGCTGCACTTCCACTAGGCGTCTGACCTTCTCGATATTGCCTGTCTCTACTGCATCTATGAGGTCTAGGTTTTTTTTGTTTTTTTTTGTTTTACTTCCACCTCTCTGTCGTTTTGAACGCGTTCGTCTAAATCTTTTAGTGGTCTTTTTGTTCTTTGGCTTCTTTGTGGTCTTTTTGCTCTTTTTGTTATTTGTGTTATTTGGCTTCTTGTGTTTTCGGGTTGCCATTATACTATATAACATTATTAAAATGATATAGTATAGTAAATTATTTTTTATGCGATTTGCGTCGCGTCCTCCTCGATTTTATTCCAATTTTATCAGGGGCTGGAAGGAGATATTCATTACCATTACGTGCCTTATTATATTCTATAGTATCGTTGCTGGACATGTTCCAATATGTCAGCGAGCGTAATGAATGTTCAGCTGGATTTTTTTGTTCTATATTGTTTATTTTATTCAGTGCATATTTTTTAAAACCTTTTGCTCTTTGAATGTTTTTTAAATATTCTATAATATCTGCATTATCCTCATGATCATGTTTATTTGCAGTCCGGTAAATCCAATCATACCTTATAGTCCCATAGGCATGCTGCATCTCCACAAGGTACCTGACGATGTCGAGCTGGCCACTATACGCTGCTGCACCAATCACATCGCTATTATCCACAGTGTCTAGCCTACAGATGTGAATGATGTACTTGACCAGGTCGAGCTGGCCACTATACGCTGCCATAATGAGAGGGTTTCTCCTGGAATTAGTCACAGAACTCATATCGACATGCTGCTCTTCCACTAGGTACCTGACGATGTCGATATGGCCTTTCGCTGCTGCATACATGACAACTGACCATTCGTTATTAGCCACAGCATTCACATCGGCATGCTGCTCTTCCGCTAGGTACCTGACGATGTCGATATTGCCATTATGTGCTGCCCGCATGAGAGTTGTCCAGCCTTCATTATCCACAGCATTCACATCGGCATGCTGCTCTCCCGCTAGGTACCTGACGATGTCGATATGGCCTTTCTGTGCTGCATGCATGAGAGCTGTCCAGCCGTCATTATTTGCAGCATTCACCTCGGCATGCTGCTCTCCCGCTAGGTACCTGACGGTGTCGATATGGCCATTACGTGCTGCCAACATGAGAGCTGTCCAGCCGCCATTAGTCACAGCATTCACATCAGCATGCTGCTCTCCCGCTAGGTACCTGACGATGTCGATATGGCCTTTCTGTGCTGC